TAACCTTTTTGTTGATATTCGCCGATTTGACTGGAATATACGGGTATATGTTTCAGAGGTTCGGTAATTTCCTTTTCATTCATCTGTTTCTTTGGATAATTTGAAGTGGCAATCGTATGTTCTGGTGCAAAGTCCACTGGATATATGCGATAAGGAAATGTATATGGGTTCTCACCACGAACATAAGAAACATAACCGATTAATTTGCGTTCTAATAGTTCTCTACCTCCTTCTATTTGTTCTCCATTTATTATTTGACTTGGAATAAAATTACCCTCTTTATCAAAGACCTGGTCTTCTTTAATCGTAGGGCGTTTATCATTCGCATTCATGAGATTTACTAACCATATGATTTCCTTATAGTTATTATACATGGGTGTAGCGGATAATAGTAATAATCGTAAACCATCACTATGTTTGGCTACTTCCATTAACAACATTGCGATTCGTTTATTTTTATTATCATCGGTATTACGAATATTATGTACTTCATCAATAATGACTAATCTATGATTGAATACTTTTTGTATTTTTTTGATACGCATTTTTACGGGATCTACCCCGGAATCTTCTGGAACATTCGTATGTCTTTCAATATAATTGGCAAATTCAGTATAACCCATGAAAGAATAATAATTATTCATAATTGCATTCATTTGGGAAATCACCTTTTCTTTGGGAATATCGGTTAAATTGGTGGGGTTAATTTCTCTTAATAATGCTTCGCCAATACAGGTATTTAAACTCCATAACCCGTTCTCTTGTTTTAATTTGGTTTCATCAAAAAATTGGGTACGGAAATTGTTTTGTACGTTAGGAGAGGCAATAATAAGTATTTTATGAGTAACGCCTACTTGTTTCATATAGGAACGCATTTCTTCGGCAATACCAATTGCACTACATGTTTTACCTGTACCCAAACCGTGATACAACAATAAACTATTATAGGGAGTGTTGAGTGATAAGAAATTTTTGACAAACAATTGATGGGATGATAATTCAAAATCGGTATTACATAATTTGTTGGAGAATGTCTTTATATCACGGAGTTTACCGTCATATTTTGTATCATTGAATTCTTTACGTAATGCGATTTTTTCATTGAAGTTGGGATCATCCAAGGTCGGTAGTAGTTCCGGGAAACCTTCCAGGGAACCTACGGTTCCCTCGGACACTCCCTCCCTTTCTGATAATACTTCTGTTGTTGGTTCTTCTATGAATGGGGGATCTTCTATTAGTGGTACAGGTTCTTCTATTGTAGGTTCTTGTATGATTGGTTGTTCTTGAACTGGTGTTGGTGGTACTGGCGTTGGTTCTTGTACGATTGGTTGTTCTTGTACGATTGGTTGTTCTTGAACTGGTGTTGGTGGCACTGGCGTTGGTTGTTGTGGTTCTCCTTGTACTTGTAGTAAACCTCTTAATCTAATAATCTCTTCTCTTAATTTTGCTGCTGTATTAAATTTACCGCTACTCGTTTTTCCAGTAGGTTCATTCATAAGAATAGAAAGTGTATTGCGTAATTCTTGACCGGTCATTTCTAATAAATCAGAATGATCATTAATAATTATTTGTCTATTTGTTTTGAATGGAGCAATTGCCGGATTTACTATAGCATTATATAGTGGATCGGGTGAATTCGCATTCACATTCACTGGGTGAAAATCTCCTATATCAGATACAACATTTGATACTATACTATTCACGCTTGATGAAATACGATTCACTCCAGATGAAATAGTATTCACAATCGGATTATTTGTAATTTGTTGAATGATATTTTCTGGATTGACATTGTCTTTTTTCCTTCTGGTTTTTTTCGCTTTTTTTGATTCACATTCACCAGTTTTAGGATTACGGCGCATTCCATCCGGACAATAATTTTTTTTGGTTGACATGTTATAAATAAATATATATGTATTTAAAATATACTTATATATTTTTATTCTGTTTCTTATGAAAAAAATAATCTATATTTTGTTAAACAATTATTCACATTACCAATTAATCGTTTTTTTTCTAAATTATAAGGTCTAATCATTTCCAAACATTTTTCATAGGACATCCATTCCATTTTACTAACTTCGGATAGTTCATATTTATCTAACAATATACTATCATCATATGGCATATAGGCTACAAAATATTTATGTTTATATGATTTATAATTAGAACCGGTAAATATTTCTTCAAAGGGTAATATATTTTGTATATTTTTTAATTTTTTTTGATGAATACCGGTTTCCTCGCTAAATTCGCGCACCGCACATTCATAATCTTTTTCCAAATAATTCCTACGACCTTTTGGAAATCCCCATTCCGGTTCTTCCCATATATCATAATTATTACTTTCATTTACCAGTGTTTCCAATGTATAAACCGTATCTTTATTATATACTCCTTTCTTTAGTGAATTGAATTTATCACGCGATACGATTTCTTCGACTTTATATTGGTTTGATATAATTTCACTTTTCCAAATATCTTTCCATAATCGGTCAAAATCTAACGCACATAATCGTTCCTTTTCTTCGGATGTCATTTGTTTAATCATATTCATTATATATTCTTTATTATACACAGAATATTTACCTCTCATGAAATCTAAATATCCTAATGTATCCTTACGTCTTATCATTAAATATTCTATATTCGTAATATTATACCGAAATACAATGATTCCGATACTTGTAATAGGCATTTTACATTGATGATAGAGATGCCCCTGTTTTCCACAATTATTACAATAATTATCAGACATTTTTAATATTCGGTTGTATTACTCTATTATATTCGCATATCTTTATATATTTATAAAAGAATGCTATTTGATTCAAATGTATGGGGTCCGCACTATTGGTTTTTTTTACATACGGTAGCACATTCTTATCCCGAATTTCCCAATGATGTAACCAAACGCAAATATTATGATTTAATACAAAATATGCCATTGTTTATACCTTTACCTGAAATGGGAAATAAATTTAGCCAAATGTTAGATAAATACCCTGTAAAACCTTATTTAGATAATCGCGATTCGTTTGTTCGTTGGGTGCATTTTATACATAATAAATTTAATTATCTATTGGGAAAGGAAGAACTGAGTTTACAAACCGGTTTAGATAAATATTATGCGGAATATAAACCCAAACCGATTTATTTATCCGAACAAATAAATATTCGTAAACATATAATACATATTTTCATTATATTATTACTCGTCTTTCTAATATATATATGTTATGATAGTTAGAAAAATCCACCAAAAAGAAAAATCTAAGGATATATAAAGTATGAGATTTGAAATAATATTGTTTTTAATTGCCGGTTTCATTATGGCGAATATTTATACGGATGGTAAATATATGAAAATCGCATTATCATGGAAAAAATATTATCAAATGGCGGGTGTTGCCATTGGTGCATTAATGATATATTGGGTCATTCGTAGAAGACCCGCCCAAGCTCGAGAAATGTTATCCGCATCAAATGATTATTTAAAATATTTACCCGTAGATAAAAATGCATCCAGTATCATATCACCTATCTTAGATTTTACTACCAAACAAAATATTTTAGCCGATCAATATTGGGGAAGTTATAGTCAACAAGAAGGCGGATATAATTATCCAGTTGTACCCATGAGACAACAACAATCAGAAAACCGTATATTAAAATCCGGAAAACAAGCAACCAAACGATCCGTTAGTGAAACAAAGAAAAAATATGTAGCATCCAGCCAAAATTGGAAATGCGGTGGATGTGGAAAACAATTAACGGCCTGGTTTGAAGTAGACCATAAAGTAAGGTTAGAATATGGTGGATCAAATGAAGTGAGTAATTTAGTCGCATTGTGCCGCGAATGTCATGGTGAAAAAACAACTATGGAAAACCTTTAGGTAATTTCAACGGCGTAAAAAATAAAATTTTATATGTCTATATCTTATTATAATAAGATATAAAGATGAATTTACCCATTCCTAATTTTATGTTTAATATCGCATTTTTCATAATAATATCGATTGTTACATTCGTATTTTTTAAATTTAATACCAATATACAAAAATTCTCTATTATAAATTATTTATATTTATTATTAGTTCTTGTAATACCATTTATATTATTTTATCTATTTTCAAATTCAAATGATAATGCGTCTTCTACGCCAATACAATTCAAATCTATGTTATTTTCAGGTATATTTATTATATTGATTATAGTTGGGTGTAGTTATCTATATTCAAAAGTAACAATGCAAAATATTGTAATGGCGAGTTATGTATTAGCAATCACACTTGGTATTATTATTTTATTAACACTATCGATTTTATTTACTATAATTAGTACACAATTAAGATCATATACTGGGTGGACTGGAATATTTATTCGATTACTATTTTACATACCATGTTTATTAATCGATTTTACTGAATATATGAAACAACAATTTAAAATAACTACGAATACAACATATATTCTTTTTATAACAGAATTAGTATT